TGTATGTAAAACTTTTAAATCCATTACCATTAGATATTGATTTAAAATTTAAATGTTGGGTAGTACAAGAAAAAAAATTACCATATGTTGATACTGTTGAAATAACACCAGAAATATTATCGGCGACCCAAGAAACTTTAGCTGGACCAAATTGGCAAGCAAATACAAATGCAACAGATATTTCAACAGAAACAGATTTAAAATCTTGGAATGATTTATTAGGATCATCGATTCAAACGTCACAACAGATAATTGATTCATATTTTTCAGGATCGTTATCTGGAATAGACTTAAATATAGATTATTCTGATTTCAATAATTTTATATTTTATAGTTCAGCTACGGAAAGATTAGCTAATTTTAGATATAAATTAGGATTAATTGAAACATATACATCACAATCTGCAATTGTTTCAAATATTAATAGTGCTATTAGTACAACTAATGCAAATGATTATACAAATTTAAAAACTAAATTAATTTCTGGATTTGATGAGTTTGAAAAATATCTTTACTATGAGTCTTCTTCGATACTATTTACTCATGATCAATATAATAGTATAGATGTAAATGTTTCAGAATTAACAGGAAGTTATATACAACCAGCTCCAAAAAGTAATTCTACTAAACCATATTCATTGATGTCGGTTACTAGTAGCAACTTTGTTAATTGGTATGATTCATTATATAATTCAGCTGAATTGTATGATAGCTATAATACTAATGTTTTAACAAATGGTATTCCGGAATTTATTAAATTTGATTCAAATAATTCTGATATGATTATTTTTGTTAATATGTTGGGACATCATTTTGATATTTTATATACATATATTAGATATTTAACAAAAATATATAATCGTGATGAACACCCAAAACGAGGTGTTCCTAATGAATTATTATTTCAAGTAGCAAAACAATTTGGATGGAATTTATCTATAGGAAACCAAGGATCAGATTTATGGGAGTATTTATTTGGAACTGATGAACAAGGAATTCCTATTACAGGATCATTGTCAGTAGGAGATCCTGCAGTTTCAAAACGTGATACTACATATGGTATTTGGAGAAGAATTGTCAATAACTTACCATTATTATTAAAATCAAAAGGTACAAAACGAAGTATACGAGCAATGTTATCATGTTATGGTATTCCTCAATCTATGATATCTATCAATGAATATGGCGGTCCTAGAATAACAAGAGCTCCAATTTATGAAACAAATGAATTTAATTATGCATTAGATTTAATTAATAATACATCCGGCACAGTCACTGTAGATTATACTAGGCCAATTCGCTCTGTAGAACTAAGATTCCGAACAGATAATGTATTAACTAATCCTTCGGTACCATCTACTATGAATTTATATTCAATAGGTGGAAATAATGTTACAATTGATTTTAATAGCGGTACACTTGGAACATTAAGAATTAATACAACTGCGTCTGGCTTTATTGAATGTTTTGATGGAGAATATATTAACACATTACTTCGAAGTGGTTCAAATGGCACATTAGAACTATTAGCACAGCGATCTAAATATGGAAAAATTATAACAACGGTTTCTGCATCTATTACGGGTAGTTTGCCAAATACAGGTACTATATCATTAGGATTAAATCCAGGTGGCAATGCTGGTACCAGATTACAAGGACAACTTCAAGAACTTAGATTATGGACTTCAAGTTTAGATATAAATCCATTTTCAAATCATACAAAAGCGCCAGGAGCATATGATGCAAATTCTGATGCATATGAAGAATTAGTTGCAAGATTTCCGTTAAATGATAAAACTAATCATACTTTAACTTCCAGTTTACAAGGAGTTGAACCAAATTCTTCAACAATATCTGCATCTTTTACTGGATGGTCATCATCAGAACCATATGACTCGCAAGAAGAAACATATTACTATGATGCAATTTCTGTAGGAAATGATACATTAGATGATAATAAAATACGAATTGAATCAAATAATTTAATTTCTGGATTATCTCCGGATTCTAGATCTGAACAAAGTCAATTTGATAAAGCACCATTAGATTCATCTAGACTAGGAATATTTTATTCTCCTCAGACAATGATTAATGATGATATAATTGCACAATTAGGATTTGTTAATTTAGAAGATTATATAGGAGATCCTGCAGATCAAGATGCAAAATCATATCCTGCATTAAAGAAATTTTCTGAAACATATTGGAAAAAATATTCTGAAAAAAGTAATATAAATGAATATTTGCGAGTTTTTAGTTTGTTTGATTTATCATTTTTTGGTCAAATTGAACAATTACTTCCAGCTCGTGTAAATAAAGTAACTGGATTATTAATACAACCTACATTATTAGAACGAAGTAAAGACTCTACAAAAACAGGATATCTACAGCGAAGCAATGAAACATATAATGCTAATTTGATTGTTTCAACGGAAACACAAAATATCACATCTTCATATGAATTTATAGATTCAGAATTAGTTGTAAATTCAGAAGATCAAAATATTATGTCTGGATCTGTAGCAAATGACTATGTAGCGTATTTAACTAGTAGCACTTCATATACAGCAACACCATATTCATATAATATAATATATCGATATAGTGGATCATGGGTTACAGGATCTAATCCATATTGGGAATCTGAAGCAATATTACCAACAATTACCGGGTCAAGAGTTTCTAGTATATTCAAAACAATGATTCAATCTTCTAGTACAACACCTAGTAGTGGGGGAGGATATGGATCTGGAACATATGGATCTTCTACATATGGAAGTTCCGGAGCTGTGAGTTCTGGGGTAACGCAATATTTTAATTTAACTGGTTCATTTGCCGAAGTTCAAGATTTTAGTCCTATAGGAATGGAAAATGCAAGATTTAATGGATCTAAATTGATTGGAAAAGATTTTAATATTGAACCGACAAGATTTACTGGTAATTTTAAAACAATTGACGGAGGACCAGTTGTAGAGTTTTCTGAAGTTAATCCGAATAATATTACAGTTAGTACTCCGAGTAGTGAAGGTTCGTTTAAAGTAGAAAAAATACGTGAACGTAAAACTAGAAAAAGAAAAAGAAGATCTGGAGAAGAACCAGAAGAGTTTTTTAAATAAAAACAACAAAAATTTTATAAGATAATATTTATTAAAAATAAAAGGTATATACAATGGGATATTTAAATAATAGTACAATTACAGTAGATGCTATTCTAACCAAAAAAGGAAGAGAGCTATTAGCAGCTGGTAGTTCTGATTTCAATATCACACAGTTTGCATTAGGAGATGATGAAGTAGATTATGGACTATGGAATATTAATCATCCATTAGGATCAAGTTATTATGGAATATTAATAGAAAACATGCCGTTAGTAGAAGCAGTTCCTGATGAAACTCAAGCATTAAAATATAAATTAGTTACATTACCAAAACAAATAACAAGAATTCCTGTTATAACTGTTGCAAATCCATCAATTACATTACAAGCTGCCGGAGACACTGCAGTTATAACGCCAAATACAAGTAATTTTGCGTCTGGTAATTCTACATTTGGATATACAGCAATACTAGCAGATAGTACAATTGCTGATATTAGTGTTGTTCAACCATTGGCTAATCCAGGAACGTTGCCAACTACCCCAACTGCAATTGGTAATAATGCAGATGCACAAAGTATTGCGGTAGCAGGATTTGCATTTCAAATTACAGCTAAAAATCTTTTAGAAGATAAAACCACAACTGTAAATATTATTGCAAATGAAACAGGTGGTAGTACAACTGTAAATGTAACTGTTAAGAAACAAACAGTAGCAAGTAATGAGACTATAGCAAGTAGTGCTCCTACTTTTTAAGCTTAAATTGGAATTAATAAAATGAAAATAATAAATAAATTAAAACAATTACCAAATCAAAAACAAGATGGCACTTTACCTACGGTTAGCACATCTGGAGAAACATATTCTAGATTTAATGTTGCTGAAGATGTTGTTTCACAACAAAAAGAGACAGTAACTGCAGGATTATGGAGTGGAGGTATTGGAACATTAACTACATTTTTTGCTTCAAATGTACAAACAGTATCACAAAAAAGACATTATGTAGACGTATTTGACGCAGCAACATCGGATGAAACTAGAGCAGTACAATTTGCAGTGGCATTTGGACATGTAGATGGAAATGGTTCTTCAAAATTAGGCACACAAGAAAGTCCAGCTTCAAAAGCAATTTATGCACAATATAAACAATTATTATTAAATAAAGATGCATCTAGATTTGTAACAGCGGGATCTGGTAGTACTGATTATATTTATGCTATTAATATTGAAAGAGCAAGACAAAAAGAATCAATTGATTTTGGTAACTGGGAAATTCCTTTACAAAATATAACAACACATACTCAAAATGCAACAGGAAGTGTAACTGTAGGATCTAATAGAATTACATTAATAGATGACTCTTCAATAGTTCCTGGAGGAACAACAACTGAATCTGGTGTTGTATATAATATTGTATCTGGTAGTATTGATAATGGAGTACATAACACAACAAATCCTGTTTATTATGGATTATTTTATCCATCTCATGGAGTAATGATATTAGATGGAAAAATGTTAGATCAACAATTGGGATTTTCAACTAATTTAACTGCTTCTAATGCAGCATTATCTGAAGGTAATAATCATTATTTATTATTTAATTCTATATCTGGATCAGCTGCAGCTGCAGGTGGCAATGTAGGATTCGAAGCTAGAAATGAGCAGGAAATTACAAGTACACATTATTTTGTAAGAGTTAAAAATGGTAGTTTTAATTTTTCAAATAATCCTTCATATGTAACTGGGTCAGTTGGAGATTTTAAAAATTCTTCTTTTGTTGGTAATCCTAAATCATATGTTACAACAGTTGGGTTATATAATGATAGTAACGAATTATTAGCAGTAGCTAAATTAAGTAAACCATTATTAAAATCATTTTCAAGAGAAGCGTTAATACGTGTTAAATTAGATTTTTAATAATATCATTGAATTTAAGCCCGTTATATTTATATTAAAGATATAACGGGTTTTTACTAGTATGGCGAATCAAACTTCAGATATAACAACATATTATGGCGCTCCACCAACAGTATTTAAAAAAATAGATCCTGTTAATTATAAAGTAAATGAATTTGAAGCAAATAAAACTTTTTCTTTTACATCAGCTAGTGCTGAATCAAATAATTTTATACCATTATTAGGAATTTATCAAAGAACATTGCCTAATGTTTCTGCTAGTGCTATATTTACTGCTCCATTAAATTCAAATGGCACATATCAATTTCAAACATATTATTCAATTAATCATTTATTTTACAAATATAAAAATGAACCTACAAAAACTTTTGGTCCTACTGATTTAAATAAAACTTCAAAATTTTTATATCAAAGTGCGTCTGTTTTTAGTATACCGCAAATTAAATTTGGAGAAGGAATTAAACCAGATTCATTTACATATGTTTCTAGTTCAGGATTAACGTTGAATTCTGATAGATATGGAAATATATTTGATACAAATATTAATACTAGATCATTTCCTTTACAAGAAACATTTTATGAGGGATTTAATGAATATTTTGATTTAACAAGAATTCCGTACACATTATATAATAATTTAACATTTAATACAGGTGTAACTACTAGTAATGGACAACAGTTACCAATTGGACTTTCTGCATTATTTACTGGTTCTAGTTTTATTGAAACAGAATTGAATGGATATTATGATAAAGATCATAATTATGCTATATCATTTTATATAAAACCAAATGCATCTGAATTTGGCTCTGGACAATTAATTATTGGAAAAACTAATACAATATCAAATCAGCAATACCCATTTAAAATAGAATTATCTGGGTCTGGTAATTTGAAATTTACCACACAAGGATCAGAAAATTTAATTGCTGAAATTACATCATCTGGATTAAATACTAGCACATGGAATCATGTTGTATGTCAAAAAAGTGGAAGTTCATTAGAATTATTTATTGATACTATAAAAAATAATTCCGGAAGTTTTGATTTTATTACTACTCCTATTGATAGTCTAACAACATCATCTATTTATATTAATAATAATGATAATTTATCAATTGGTGGTTATCAAAACGATTTAATTGGATCAAATTATTTAAATTCATATTTAGATGAAATACGAATATATAATAAATCATTATCACAAAATCAAATTAATTCATTAGGTAATAGATCAGAAAATGCAAAACAAATATTACAAACAAATCGTGTTGGTAATGTTTTTGATAAATCTGGATTTTTTATTATTTCTAGTCCAAATTATCTTTATAAAGATTTAATTAATTCTGATTATACATTAACATATAAAAGTACTGTTAGACGATTTGAACATTCTGTATTTTTAACAATTGATTCAGGAGATTTTAACGCAACATTGAATCCCACTACATTGTTAGATGATAACGTTAATATGAAATCGTTTGCAACTGGGAGTGCATTTAATCCTTATATAACTACAATTGGTTTATATAATGACAAAGGACAATTATTAATGATTGGAAAAACAGGATCTCCTATAAAAAATAGAAATGATATTGATTTAAATTTTTCTTTGAAAATAGATTTAGATAAACCAAAAGTAAATTTGTAAATGATTAAATTAAAGAATATATTAAACGAAATATCAGAAGAAGAAGCTGATAGATTATTATCTAAAATAAGAAATAAAGAATTATCATTTTTAGCTCAAGGTGATAACGGAAAAGTGTATTCTATTAATGGTGAAGATTTATTATTTAAAATAACAACAGAACCAGAAGAAACAGCTGTAGCTGATGTTATTGTAGGAAGACCAAATGAATTTGACGCATTTATTCCTGTACATTATTCAGACTCTCAAAAAAATATGTATATAATGAGTCAAGCTTCAAATTTAACAGATAATTTAAAATCTGAATTAAATCGTTATTATAATGATTATAAAGAATATGCTAGAAGTCAAGGATTAGAAACAAGTATATTTAATTTTTTAAATACAGAAGCTTCTAGAAATTATTCTCCAAGAATTATTACATTTTTAAGAGCATTAGAACAACAAGTTAAAAAAACCGGAATTGGAGACTTAGAATTATCATTAGATTTTAGACCTGAAAATATCATGTTATGGAATGGTAATTTAGTTATGATAGACTGGTAAAGGAAAGTTATGAAAAATCATTGGCACTCTAATAATAAACAACGCC